GATGCGCTGGGTGTTGAGCGTACTGATCCGTGGATTTTGTTAAAACCGCAGCATTGCATGAAGGGCATCCGAGTCCAGCACATGAAAGAAGTTGGACGGCTCTGCGGTGACATGATCCTGCCGACAATCACTCCGAAGCGCCATGCGTGGAATGTGACGGGATATATATACAACTACTTTGCTTATTATTCCAATGAGTTCAGACCGTTTAAGGCGCGTTTTGAGTATCAGAGGATAAATCCTTGCCTCGATGTAATTCGAGGGCTAATCGAGGATTTGGACTTAGATATATTGTGTATAAACGATGCAGGAGAACTCCCTGCAGATAAGTACGATGAAGCGGTCGAGGTTATGAGCCGCAGTTTTAACAAAAGGCTACCAAAGGCGGGCAAGTATGAAAGATAGATTTTTTCGAGTAATCATTCCGACATATAACGGAGAAAAATTCCTTCCGAGGATGGTTGATTGCATAAGACGGCAGACATTTACGGATTATCACTTGGTGATTGTGGATGATTTGAGCACGGATGACACATGGGACATCGTTAAGAAGCTCAAGCCCGATAAAGCGGTGCAGGTTGAATCAAAAGGCTATGCCGCAGGAGCTCGCAACAAAGGTATGGAGTTTTACAAGGGCGACACATATACGATGTGGCTCGATGATGACGACATCTTGATCGATGACGAGGTATTCCAGCGGATTCACGACAACGCAGTTGCTCATGATATGCCTGATGTTATCCGTATGAACTACATCAAGACGGCATTGAGTACGGGGATGCGAGGAAATCATCACGATAGATATAGTGACGACATCACTCCGGCTGATATCTGCCTCGACATAATGGGCGGTATGCCGTGGAGCAAGGCGGTCAAGACGGAGAAATGCGTAGAGTTCCCACTGGGGTTAGTGATAGATGATTGCTTTCAGCATATCTGTCAGATGGATGTATGCGAGACCGCTTCAGCCGTTAAAGAGGATTGTGTTGAGTGGTTAGTGCGAGACGGCTCATGCACAACGAATACACAAAGCGTTATGTATCGAAGCGGTTGGTATCTTGAAATCGCTATGTTGATGCGTAAAAAAGACAGCTTGATTCATGACTATGCGAAAGAAGCCGTTGAAAGGCGAATCGCTTTTATCAAGCGCAAAATGATAAGGGAGTAAAGAAAAATGTCTTCGATTTTTGAAAGATTGCGGAACTTAATCAAGCCGAACAACGTGATTCAGATATCACTCGGCTCGGATGCTCCGACATCGGTGCTCAACTATACCGCAAAAGCACTCTATCAGTCACAGGATAACCTGCAGGCGGTCGTCAATTATTTGGCGAGCTCAATCGCACAGTTACCGCTCAAGGTTTATCGGAGAAATGACGAGAACGACAGGGACCGTGACAGGAACTCAACAGCGGCAAAGGTGCTCTGGAAACCTAACGACTATCAGACTTGTTTCGAGTTCATCCGTGCGGTGGCTACGGAGTATTACGTTTTCGGGTGCGTTTATGTCTGGGTGACTCCCGATGCAGAGAATGAGAGCGGCTACCAGCTTTTAATCATTCCGTCTGAATGGGTACAGCAGACCATAGGCGGAAATGTTTACGCTCCAAACGCAATAAGAGTCTCAACGACTAACGGACTTGTGACGGATATCCCGAAAGAGGAGTTTGTACAGTTTAAGACATACTCTCCGGGCAATCCGGGCGGCTATCTCTCACCGATATCGGGACTCCGACAGACCTTGCAGGAGCAGATCGAGGCGGGAAGGTTCCGCAAACAGCTCTGGCATAGTTCGGGCAGATTAAACGCTCAAATCTTAAGGCCGAAGGATGTGCAACCTTGGGATGATGAAACGAAGAAGCGATTTGTCAATGCGTTCCGTGAAGCGTGGGGCCCCGATGGAGCAAAGGCGGGCTCAATTCCTCTGATGGAGGACGGCATGGAGATCAAGCCGTTCCAGACGAGCTTTAAGGAACAGCAATGGGCGGAGTCGATACAGCTCTCAAGAGAGGCGGTTGCGGCTGCTTATAGAATCAATCCTGCTCTTATATGGCACACAGGCACGCAAACCTATGCGAGTGCGAGGGATAACGCGAGAGCATTATACGCGGAGTGCTTGGGACCTGATTTGCAGATGCTTCAGCAGAGGTTCAATGACTTCCTGCTGCCAATGATCGGAGCTGATGCGAACACTTATGTCGAGTTTGACTTGACGGAAAAGCTCAAAGGCTCGTTTGAGGAACGTGCGGGCATCATGCAGAGCTCTGTTGGTGGTCCTTGGCTCACAAGGAACGAGGCAAGAGCTGACTACAATCTGCCGCCTATTGAGGGTGGGGACGAGCTCATCGTGCCGCTCAATGTGGTTGAGGGCGGACAGGCAAGCCCGACTGATACGCACATGGACGAGCAGGAGCCGATGACCACGGAGCCCGTGAAGATGAGGCGGAAGTCCGAAGCGGTCAGAATCAAGGGCATGAGTGAAAGAGAAGAAGACGAAGCGGTCTCAAAGGTGTTGAGCCGCTTTTTTGATAGGCAAGCGAAGTCGATCCTGCCGAAGCTCGGAGCAAAGGCCGACTGGTGGGACGAGGAACGATGGGACGATGAACTTGCTGCAGACCTCCAGCCCGTAGTTGAACAGGTTGCTGATGCTCACGGAATGAGCACGGCAAGGAAGCTCGGGACGGAATACGACAAGAAGGTCACGCGCAACTATCTCAAAGCGTTAGCAAGCGGCAGAGCTCACGCTATAAATGTTAAGACGAAGCGAGACATCGACAAAGCTCTCCGCGCACAGGAAGAAGCCGAAGAGGATGAAGAAGTCAGGACTCCCGCTGATGTGATGGAGAAGCGTGCCGGATTTGATGCGAATGTCTACGGCAAAGCCTTGGCAACGTGTGTAGCCGGTTGGGGCATGATCGAGTCATGCAATCAAGCAAAGCGCGGGGGCTATTCCAAGACCATCGAAAAGGAATGGGTGACAGGAGCAAACGCAAGGACGAGTCACGCAATGATGAATGGCGAGCGCGTTGATATAGATGACACGTTCAGCAATGGTGCAAGATGGCCGGGCGATGACAACCTCGATCCCGATGAATCTTGCGGATGTAATTGTTCAACGGAGGTGATTATCACAGCATGATACATATAATTGTCGGACCGCCATGCGCGGGGAAATCAACCTATGTGCGTGAAAATGCAAAAGCTGGAGACCTCCGTGTTGACTATGACCTTATAGCTCAAGCACTTGGGGCAGCAAATAGTCATGCTGCAGAAGGGCTCGTCAAGCAGGCCGCTTTTGATGCAAGAGAAGGAGCTATCAAGACAGCTCTTAAGGATGCGGAGGCCGAGTCGTGGATCATACACACATCTCCGTCAGCGGAACACATGAAACTATACGAGGATGCAGGGGCGGAGGTGGTTGTCCTTGATCCAGGCTATGAGGAGTGCATGGAACGAGCAAAGCGTGACGAAAGACCACAGCAGAGCATTGACGGAATAGAAAAGTGGTACAGCGGCAAGAAAGGAAGAAAAGAAGCTATGAAGATTAAAAGTTTTGGAGTCAAGTACAGAGATGAAGGAAGCGGCTCGATTGAGGGCTACGCTTCTACATGGATCAGAGAGCCCGACAGCTACGGGGATGTGGTTAAAGAGGGCGCTTTCACCAACACATTAAAGGAGCGTTGGAATGGTGGCAAAGGAATCCCTCTGCTTTGGGCTCATCAGATGGATCAGCTCAAGTCATTCATTGGCTCCGCTGATGCAGACGAGGATGAGAAGGGACTGCACTTCGTTGCGAAGTTTGACGACACAGAGGAAGCCCAGAGAGTCCGTGAGCTTTACAAAGACGGAAGACTCAAGAGCTTTAGCTTTGCTTACGATGTGAAGGATTGGGCTCCTATTGAGCTTGAGGACGGAAGAAAAGCAAATGAGCTCCGTGAGCTTGACCTGTTTGAAATCTCATGTGTGACAGTTCCCGCCAATAGCGATGCGACTGTTACGGAAGTTAAGTCCGGCAGAAGAAACTCTGCCAAAGATTTGGACACGATGGCAGAAATCGAGAGC